ATTAGAGCAACGATTATACCTAATGCTCCTACTGCATCTAGACATGTATTAGTATCTACACCAGATAGACACCTAGTATTTTTTGGAACAGAAACAACTCTTGGGGACTCAACAACTCAAGACGATATGTTTATAAGATTTTCTTCTCAAGAAAGTATTGATCAAACAGATTCATATACAGTTACTGCAGAAAATACTGCTGGTACACAAAGACTTGCTGCAGGTTCTAAAATTATGGGAGCTATTAAAGGTAGAGATGCAATCTATGTATGGACCGACACAGGATTATTTTTAATGCAATTTGTGGGTCAGCCTTTTACTTTCTCGTTCCAACAAGTTGGAACCAATTGTGGGTTGATTGGTAAGAATGCTTGTGTTGAAGTTGATGGTGTTGCTTATTGGATGTCTGAAAATGGTTTCTTTACTTACGACGGTCAATTAAAATCTATGCCTTGTTTTGTTGAAGATTATGTTTACGATGATTTAAATACTACATCACGAGATTTAATTAACTGTGGACTAAATAATTTGTTTACGGAAGTAAATTGGTTTTATTGTAGTGATGGGGTTAATCAAATTGACAGAGCAGTCACTTATAATTATTTAGAATCAAGTTCTAAGAGACCGGTATGGACTGTAAGTTCCACAACAACAGAAACTAATTCTGCTGGGGCCGCTACAAAAATAGGTTTACCAAGAGCTTCTTGGGCAGACTCTGCTGTATTTAAAAAACCACATGCAAATTATTATGATCCTGATAGTAATGTTTCTTATGACGTACAGGGTAACACTGATGGCTGTACAATATATTATGAACATGAAACGGGTACTGATCAAATTGATTCAGGAGGAGTAGTTACTCCATTAAAAGGAATTATTAAATCTGGTGAATTTGATATTACACAAAAAAGAGCTTCATCAGGGCAAAGTATTGGTATGCCAGACATTAGAGGAGATGGTGAATACATTGCAAAAATTAGTCGTATTATACCAGACTTTTTAGAACAAGTAGGAGATACTAGAGTATCTTTAGTTACTACAGACTATCCAATTAATGTACCTGTGGTGATACCCTTTGATATAAAGACAACTCAAACAAAACAAGATACAAGAGTCAGAGCTAGAGCAATTGCTTTACAAATTTCTAATATAGCTGCCGCACAGAACTGGAAGCTAGGGACATTTAGATTAGATATAATGCCTGACGGGAGAAGAGGATAATGGTAGCGTTTTATAACCAAGCAGATCAAGATTTATATAATAATGACAATCTTAAGTATATGCCACAAGAAAGATATAGATTGGGCATGGGTACTACTACAGGCAGACCAAACATGTTAGACATGTCCGGAATTGTTTCTAGTCCTTCTGGAATTATGACTCAAGCTCCAATTATTTATCCCCCTATTAATCAAGGTGGTGGTGGTGAGAATGATGGACCTCCAGGTGCTCCACCAGGTGACCCTAGTTTTGATTATGAAACTGAAGCTTATGGTTTAGATGATTTATCAGCTGCAGAAAAAGAACTTACTGAGGAAGAACAAGAAGACTTAGATAATGTTAAGGGTGCAAATGTAGGTTTAACAGGTGCAATGAAAGCTGCATTTGCTTTCAATACTTTAGGACCTATTGCAGCAATGCACTCACTTTCTAAATCTCAAAAAAAAGCAGAGGAAGATGCTATTGAAGCAGCGACATATGGAAAGTCATATAGATATGAAGGTAGGGACAATGAATACGGTACCCACACTTCAACTAAAACCAATAAAGAAGCCCAAGCCAATCAAGATAGAGGAAGAAGCAAGGGAACTAACGCTGGTATGTCAAGTGCTGAAAAAGGAGCAGGAATGCACGGAGATGGTTTGGCAGCTATGGGTGGCAGAGCTGGAACAGATTTTGCTAAAGGTGGTAGAGTCGGATACTTCTTTGGTGGTAGAGTAAACTATAAAGCAGGTGGTAGAGTCAGCTTTAAAAACGGAGGACTAGCAAGTATTTTATAATGGCTACACCACTTTTTTATAACCAAGGAGATCAAAATATATATAAAGATTTTCAATATGTTCCTCAAGAAAAATATAGAACTGGGTTCACAGCACCTACTACAACACCAATTGCAGCACCGGTATCGGGTGGAATAACAAATACAGATGCTTTTACAAATAGCGGTGGTAATGATTTTAATCCAGCAGGTAATGCTTTTGGTTATGGAACTCCTGTAAGTGAAGTTAATGTAAGAACATTTAATCCTCAAAAACTTCCAGGAGCAAATCCTTTATTATTAGATAATTCAGCAAGTTTTAAAAGGTCTTTTGATCCGTCAACAAACGAATATGTTGGTGGGGTTAATATGGCTCAAGCGGGTATGGCTATTCCTGGAGGACAAGTACAAAACATGTATAACATAGCACAAGAAACCATGAATCAAAAAGGAGCTAATGCTATGTCTAGTGTTTTTCCTGATTATACTGCAAAAGAAGTTGCACGTCTTGCTAACAATAACATACAAGATTATAGACAAAACTACCAAGCAAATTATAATAGTCCTTATGAAGATAGTATGGAACTACCTTATCAAGGTACTTTAGGTAATAATGAAATGTATCCAAGTGAGAAATATCCTAACAGTTTTATGAAAGGTAAATTAAATAGATTTAAAAATACTGCGGGTAATGCCGCAAAGTTTGTAGGAGAATTACTTCCTTTTCCTTTAAATGTAGCTACAAAACTTTTACCAGAAAGAGATGATAATGGTATAGGTGGTGGAACGTATGGTATCGGTGGATTAAGTGATGATAAAAAAGCTGCCTACAATGCTTTAGCAAAAAATAGTATGTTATTTGATGGTCAACAAGGTTTTAAAACTTCAACAGGTAAAAACTTTCAAGCAAAAAATTATGTACCTAATCAAATAGAGATTTATAACCAGATGACAGAACAAGGATACAAATTAGATGAGGATGGTAATGTTATAGATCCTAAAACAAATAAAGTAATAGGTAAAAATAAAAATTATAAGAAAAGAAAATTTTTAGAAGCATCCACAATATATAAAACAAATAAGGCAGAAAAAGATAAAGTTAATAAAAAAAAAGATGCTGAGGATGCTACAGATGATACAACAACAAGTGGGACAACTAACAGTGATGGATTTACTTACGACACCAATACAACAGGACAAGCTTCATCAAATCAATATGGTACTTACACACCCAGTGTTACACCTCAACAAGCTCAAGACAATCAAGATAGAGGGAGAGGACAACAGGACACTGAAAGCCAGACTAATTCACAAGCTGGTGAAGGGGGTTTTTATGATTACGCAAGAGGTGGTAGAGCCGGATACTTTTTTGGTGGTAGAGTTGGTTTTAAAAACGGAGGCTTAGCAAGTATTTTATAATGGCAAAAATTGTACAATCATTAACTAGAGCATCTAAAGAATACGAGGAAAGAACTTTTCAGTCATTAGTAAGAGATCTTGATGGTGTCATTACAAAATTAAACACTTCTTTTCAAGAAGAACTTAAACAGGAGATAGAAGCGAGAGCTTTCTTTTTAGAATAATGGCAGTAGTAAATCAGTATAAATTTAAAGGCATAGATAATGATACAACAGGGAATGCATTAGTTCCATTAGGTGCAGGTAATCCTTTGGTAAATGAAACTATAGTTATTAAATCATTACTTGTTACTTCTGCAGGTACACCTGTTGTTACTGTTACCAACAATAGTATTACAGCCATTAAATCAGCAGCACTTACAGCTAACGTTACAGTAGAATTATTAACCCAACCATTGATAGTAGAAGGTGGCACACCTTTTACAGTACAATCTAGCACGACAGGTTCGTTTGATATAGCTATCAGCTATCTAAACATCAAAAAGGAGAAAATAGACTAATGAATAAAACTATACCGGTAATACAAGCAAAAGAAGTTATTACAACATACAGACACCTTGAGACTGGAGAGATTTTTAAGGAAAAAAAAGACTGGGAAGCTAAAGGTTTTAAGGCAGAAGAGATGGCACAGGACGTAAAAGTTAT